CCATACTAAGTTTCTTTTCTAAGTTGGGAAACCAAGCAAATATATTATACTCGTCATCATAACTATCGTATATTACTATACAAGTAATCTTGCCATCATGTTCTCCTCCTTGCATCCATTCCATATCCCAAAAACACTTACGCATTTTATAATCGGGAATAGAACTTATCTCATCAACAGCATACCGATAATGATGTGGTATATCTGCTTCGTATGTGTCAACTCCTAACTCTTCTAACTTCTCTCTAATCTGATACCTAAGACTAGGAGATTTAGTACCCCAAGAAACCTTTACTAAAGATTCACCTTCTAGAGATACCCAATCTCCTAATTCATAAGACAAGTCAACTTGAAAATTACCTCTTGTGTTGTTATCTTTAACTAACAAAGTAGTGTGTCTAGTTGATGTGGCCTTAATGAAAAAGTAATGTTTGAAGTCTTTCAATGAAACAGTTTCTTGTAGTCTGTTATTGTTTTCATCTCTCCAAACTAATCCTATTCCATTTTTTATTTCATTGATTATCAGACGCTCAACTCCTATCCATGTAGGGTGCTTTCAATAATATTCTAGTTGGCGATACAAACAAAATCGGTGAATCATCCTTAAGATAAATGTCTAGAGTTCTTTTGAAGAATCCGTGAAAGAAACCTGTAAACTCGACTGTTGAAGGTTCACCGTCTACTAAACAATTAATATCAGTCTCGTATTTATCTAGGTCAGTTTTTATTGAGGACATCTTAAATATATTATTATTATAATCAAACTTATATCTAGCGGTATTAATGACATCACAACCTTTAGTTGCTTCTGTTAAATCAACAGCAGTTAAATGTACTTTAGTCTCAAATGTAGTTCTTCTAAATGTAGGGAATGTTACATTAACATCTCTTACTGTCTTCTCAAACTCAACTAACATATCAATCATAGTCTGATGACTATGTTCAACTACTAAAGGTAAGGTTGCATTTGTTGACTCATTACTAATGAATAGAAAATCGTTTGCTTCAACCGAAACTATTCCTGTAAATCCTTTTAAATATTTTACAGTTTTTTTAATGTCAACTACGGCTGAACCTGTTTCAGTAGTAGTCTCACCTAAATTATAGTTTAATCCACAAATAGTAGTGTTATCAGCATTCCATATTTGCAATGTGTTTCCACTAACCACTAAATATGCGTGTGCTGATAACATTCCATTTTTAGATTCCCCACCATCGAAGTATCTTCCTTTTAATGCTACACTATCTATTAATTCACTCAGTTCCTTTGCTTCCATTATTATTCTCATTGTTATTTATCTCCATTATAATTCACCTGTTTTTAACTCAGGTATTCCATTCCATTGATTTCCTGATTCTTCTAATACAAAGACAGGCCATTTTTTACCTACCATTTTGGAATTAGTTTTACTAGCAGTTAATGTTGCCATGTAGGTAGTTTTCTTTCCTAACTTTTGTTCCTTTATGTTTACTATTTGTAGTAATTTGTGAGGTGTAGTTTTGTACCAATCGGGTGTTTCCCCTACTGCTATTGGTGCGCCTATACCTTCGTAAACAGGTTTCATGTGTGTAATGAGAAACCTATTAGTTTTTAATGCTACAAAAGGATTAATGATTCTATCATAAATCTTATTTCTAACTTTCCAATCTAGCGGGCTTACTCTTACTGTATCTGAATCTTGTATTACAGAACCACTTCTTGCTGCATTCTTTACTAATGATTTACGAAGTACATCACTAGAACCTTCATAGATTTTATCTACGCCATCTAAAATTACAGCCTTTACATTTCCTTCTTTAATTTCTTCTTCTACCATTTTAATCCAAGTAGAACAGTTGTGAAATGTTTCATCCCAATCCATAGAACCATCTTCATTCCAAACATTAGGAACAAATACTTCTATGTCTTTATCTCTATTCCAAGCAGAGTCCCAAGTTGGGGTAGAACCATCATCTAAGTCTAGTATCTTAACTTTCATACCTTTCTTGATTTCTTCCTCAGTTCTACAATCCATTGCTAAACCTGATTTACCAACTTTAGGATTGCCTGTAATTCCTAAGAGTAAAAACTCTTTTTCTCTCTTCATTCTATCTTGTATTTGTTGCATTATTATTTTCTTTCTATCTTCATAACTCATTGTCATTTAAACCACCATTAATATTGTAATCGAAGAGATTTGTTATTTCCTCTAAATCTTCTCCATCGACCTTTATTCGTATTTCTTTTCCCGATGGGAAATGGAATTTAACCCAAAACTCACCTGTATCGTCATTCATTCTTCTAGTAGTAAAATCAACTTTACTAACATTGAACCAATAACTACTACCTTTTATTATCGTATTGTTTATTATTTCATATTCTTTCATTTTATATTCTCCTTTAAGATTAAGGGTATTGCACCCTTATAGCCAACAATATGTGCATGACTACACTTTTACATATTTAGTCGAAGAACCAATCTGTTTCTTCTGATTCAACGTGTTCAATTAGTTCGGGACTTCCACCTCTAGCATTGATAACATAGATGCCACTAACATTAATTGTTACAGGTCTTAATGTTCCTTCGTCATCTGTACCTTGACTTGTTCTACCGACTACAATAATTTCTGAGCCAATACCAAAATCAATTACTAATGAAGATGGAATCCAACAAGTAGTTGCTGTAAAGCCATCATTATCAAAGTTGAACTCAGTAGTCAAATCATCAATGTTAATGATTCTATTACCGTTACCTGTTGGTGTCATATTAATACTAGTAACAGTACCATCAGTAACAACGTAGCGTTGTTTGTATGGTCTTGCTGCTGCATTACTATGAGCCTGTTCTAAGTCAACTAATGGACTGTAATTTTCTGTACAGTATTCCATAATTATATCTTGAACAGAACCAAATGGTACTCTCTTTCTATCATCTTCTTCTGCTAAATCATCGTTTAGAATTAAAGACTCCATTGTTCTAGATTTACCACCAAAGATAGTACTGTAATCTTCATTCATAAAGAATGCATCAAAGTGTACCCATTCAAAAGTATTAGGTGTAAATGTAAGAGATGACTCGCCTTTGTAACTAAAAGCGAATGCTCCCATTCTACCATCTACTTCACCAACGAAAACTCCGGTTCTTCTCCATTCTGAAACAGGTGTAGGTTTACCGTAGTTCTTTTTGTTCCATGCTGCATCATTAGTATTTAGCGGTACTAAGAATAGACCGTTATCTAATGCTACATTGTTTTCAGGTAATGCTTCCATAACTTTGATTCTCTCTTCATTATCTCTCATCATTCTTCCTTCATACTTTCCGTCTTCTGTTTGTGCAAAGATTGCAACTTTTCCGAGAGAGTAAGTTAAATCACTATCTCTATCGTACTCTTTCATTACCCTATCTCTATCTAATGCCATTATATCTACTGCATCATTTAGAGATACAAAGAACCCAAACGCTTTCTTGTAGAAAGAGTTGTTACTATTGTCTTGAGTCTTTTCACGATTTAGTATGTTTCTAGCACTACTAAAATATTGTCGCCAAAGACCTCTAGCCAATAATGGCTCTTTAGATGCATCGAGATTGTTCTTGGAACATATTTCCTCAAACTTACTCATAGCATCTTCCTCGGATAAACCGAGCAGTTCTGCTGCTTTCATTATTTCATTTTTCATTTCTTCATTCATATTATTTACTCCTTTTTTTCCTTTCGTATTTTATTTCAACCAATCCTTCGGCTGCCATTACTAATCCGCAAAGCACCCAAAAGAAATTGGAATCTACACTAATGTAATTTAACGTGTTCAATATTGGTAGTACAATTAGTGCTATACCACCTACCACGATTATCTCATATCTAAGTATGAGATGTTCAAAGTCGTCTTTATCAACAACTCCATCTTTATTGAAGTCAAAGAAACGTTTTACCATCTTCTTCTCCCCCTATCATTATCTAACATTTTAATTAATATTCTCAATCCAATCAACCCCAAAAGTATCTCTATCATTTTATCATCTGTCCTACCATCCAAGATGCTAAGACTTTAGGATTCATATTATTACTACGCCATTCTGTTTCGCCAATTATGCGAAGCATTTTGAACTTATAACTAGAATCACTTTCAGTTTCTAGAACTGTTGTATGTAAATTAATACATATAGTCTTCATGTCTGTTGAATCGTAAATCAATTTATGCACCTTCTCTAAAGCATTTTCATAGTTATTTTCATTTATCATTTTTATAATTTCAGAGTATGGTTTCATATTCATGTCTATTTGATATTGGAGGGTTCGTTTACTAGCAGATGAAGCCTGTAATTCATTCAACCCTCGTCTTAGGTCTCCTTGTAAATATGTAATAAACTTATCTAATTCTTCTTCTGAATGTGTATTTATATTCTCTTTTGACAAGATTTCGGACATTATGTATTTCATGTCTTTATTGTTAAGGCGTTTAAAATTATAGTTAGCGCACCTTGACATTAAAGGATTAATAATTTTATGTCTATCATTACAAGTAATGATGAACCTACAATTATCTGCATATCTTTCCATGATTCTCTTTAATGCGTTTTGTGCATCTTTGGTCATACCATCCATTTCATCTAGTAAAATAATCTTGAATGGTACATCACCAATTCTTTTGGTGGAAGCAATTTCTTTAATTCTATTTCTTACTGTCTCTAACTTTCTATCATCAGAAGCATTAATCTCAAAGAAATTATTCTTTCTATTATCTTCTAATATTCCATTTGCTAAAGAAATAGCAGCAGCAGTTTTACCTACACCCGCTACACCGTACAATAAAACATTAGGCATTTCTTTATTGACAACCCAATGTTCTGCATCTAATACAAAATTAGTTTGTCCTATTATATCGCTAAGTTTAGTTGGTCTATATTTTTCTGTCCATAGTTCGCTCATTGTATCGCCCTCTGTTTCAAACTTTTAGTTGTAATGTTATTGGCTTTATCTTTAGCCATTCTTTGTTTATATGTTTTCAACCCGTAAGTAATGACATCCACAGGACTGTCAAACAGTTCTCCTATTCTAGAAGGTTCTATTACTACACAATCACAAAAATCACAACACCTTCCTTCTGTGATTGGTTGTGCATTGTTTCCATCTGTTTTGAAAACTTTACCAAATAACATTTTATGTTCTATATTCTTTAGACAAATAACACATTGTAATACTTCATGATTTACACCGATAAACTCCATTACTCTTCCTCCTTCTTCATTTCGTTAATTAGTTTTAGAAACAGTTCATTCTGTTTCTCTAACAAATCTAACATTTTATCCATTCTTCTTTTATATTTTTTATCATTCAATTGTTTTCTCATTTTTATTCCTCTTTATTTTTATAACCACTTATCTAAAG